TGGTGTATTTAAAAATTATAACCAATAAATAGTTGTTTTGTATAAGGTAGATACTAAATAACTTCTGATGGGAATATATATGGCTACCTTCATAGATTTTCAGCAACCATATATATGTTAAGCCTATTATATAGAATTTAGAAGCTTTTTAATAAGCAATGCTTTGTTTATTTTTTATGCAAATCCAGCATTTAAAATACGCAACGCTCTAAATGAATAAAACAAATGATGAAATAATTGAAGACATATTTTCTTCAATTGAAATAAAATATGGAAAACCTTTAAGGTCAAAACTTTAATTTCTAATTGTTTCACGATATTCTACAATATCCCCTGTATTATTTTTTGCATTCCCAGTTATATATTTAGCCAACTCAACCGATTCTTGGCTAGATTGAAGTGGTTGTTCAGTCTTATTATTTCTTCTATTATTTCTGGGGACATTCATTCTTTGACTATTATTTCTTGAACTATTAGTTCTATTTAAACCAAACAATTCTTCAATTGATTTTGCCATTGAAGGTGGTTGACGATCTTGAGGTTGGGCTGTATTGCGGTTATTTCTTGGAGTATTTTTCTGCATATTTTCTGCTGCTGCAGGCATTGGCTCATTCCTTTTTTCTTCTTGAATTAATTTGGATTCCATTTCATTTAATTTTTCAAAGTTGGCATTGAGACGTTGCTGAAGATCAGATAAAAGTTTTTCTTTATCTTCACTCTGAAGGGCACTATTAATTTCAATTATATATTTATCGAGTTTTTCGATGTATTGAACGAGTTTTTCAGAATTTTTTTCTTGTTTCTCTTGATTGCGTTGTTTTGCTAATTCGGTTTTAAGAGAAGAGATTTCACTTTGTAATTGTGCTTTTTCTTTGATAAGATCATCGATATGACGAATTAGATTATTCAGATTTTTTTTAACTTCGGATACGTCAGTTTTGTTTCCTAAATTGTTGGGTTTTTTGGTGTTAGTGCCGATAAAGGTTGAAAGACTGACGGCAGCATTTTTGGGAGTATTTTTTGGTTTATTGGAATTTTTTCCAGTAAGAAAATAAGAAATCTTAGATAAATCCATATTTTTTATATAGATTTTATTTATATAAAAATTCAAATAATTCCATTCTTATAAAAAACTATAAATAACTCGGGAACCTCCACCTGCTCATTCCTTAAATCATCACTCATTATCAACAAATTCTTATTATTCTTCTTAAAATTCTTAAATTCATTTCCTACCCCATTCACTAACGAATACCTCTTACTAAATTCTGCCATACTATTCTTATAATTCCCATCAATGTTATTACGTAAATTTAACATACTTGATAATTCAACTTGATTTGTGTTGTTCTGCAACAAATAGTTCGAATTTACATTGTTCATCATTGTAATAACTTCTTTGTTATTCATATTTTTTACTAAATTTTTCCGATTGTTTTTAAGTGATTTAATAATATGTTTAAGAAGTTCATTTTCGGCTACTAATTCTTTAACTGTTTCAATATGTTTCGATAATTTTTTATGTGTATTTAAGTTATTCATAAATTATAATAATATTTTTATTTTTAATGATAATTATTATAATTTTATTTATTATTATTCTTCTTATATTTTTCTATTATCAACTTAAAAAACATTATTGGTTCAACTTCTCTCTCCTAATCCATAAAAATAAAATAAATAAATATTTTTCTATAAAAGATCCATCTATTTTATCAACTTCTAATATTGATGAAATTAATATAGAAAATTTTGTAGAATTATATAAACAGTATTACCCTTCTTCATTTTTAATAACAAAAAAAACTTTTATTAATTTTTTTGAATATAATGCAAATCCCTTTATAATTTATAAAATCCAAAATAATTTTCCCATCGCCGCAATCCTTGTCTCTCTTCAAAAATACATCCTCCATCAAAAAAATATATCCATTTTAAATATTGATTACGCTATTGTTGATTTAAAGTTTAGAAATAAAAATATTTTTCAGTCATTGATGCACGAGATTGCAGATATTGGTAACAAAAATAATGTTTTTACCGGAGTATTCAAAACCGACCTAAAACCTATTCCCTTCCTCAAATATAACTTTCATTCCATGTATTATAAAACAGCATTCAAAAAATTAAATGAAAAATTCTCCAATAAACCTGTTAAAATTAGAGAAATTAGTGAAAACGATATAAATAAATTATATGCAAAATTGCAGAGAGATTTTATATATTATCCTGGAAGGGAATGTCTAGAATCAATCCTTACCAAAAATAAAGAATTTATTAACTTCTGCATCGATGCAAAAATAATATTCAGTTTTAAATATAATTCACCAAAGATTATTGAAATAATTAATATATTTTTTTTAGAAGAAAAAATAAATATGCAATTATTAGAAGAGGGAATTATTTATATTTTGGGGGGATATAATTTTGAGGAGATGGTGGTAGAAGATGTTGGGATGAATGGAATTTTTATAAAATGGATGGGCAATTTGATGCAACCGATGCACAAGTCTTATCATTATTTTTTAGGAGTTTCGGAAAAAATTGAAAAGGAAAAATGCATTTTATAATTTTTTTTATATATTTTTTTATAAGTTTTCCCCATATGATATTGTTGGATAAGTTATAAACCCTTTTTCTTTTGCGTGTAAAAAAAGGTATAAATTATCCCCTTTTTCTTTTTGGGGCTAGCACTTTTTCTTTTGCACGCAAAAGAAAAAGGGTTAAATGTTGAAGTCGTAAAATCCGCCTAATCCGCTTATATTTTTATTGCGATAATCGAATTTCTTATCTCTTTCATATATTACTGGAGCGGGTCTTGGTTCATAAATTAATTCTTTTGGTTTTAAAACCATTCCTCCTTTTTTAAAATTTTCCAAATAATTTTTCATGTAATTATTTTCATCAGGAAAATTTTGCCAATTCATAAATGTCATTGAAACACCCAATTTAAAATTATCAGTGGTATCATAATTCGTCGTATCAATTTTTGGATTATCAATATTTTCATCATCAACACGATTTGATTTTATAACTGCAACAAGATTAAATTGAGTTGTTTGTGTTGCAATTTGTGGGTTAGGGAATTTTGTTTTAATTCCTCCATATTCAATATCTCCATCACTCATTGTATATAAAATTAAATTGACGCTTTCTTCAGTCATTATGCCATTTGTAATTTCATTTAAAAAATTATTAACTGGTTTCCTGTTAAGAAGAATAATTAGTTTATTTTGGGCTTTATTGACGGGAATATCTCCGATATTGACGCGTTGAAAGCCATAATATTTATCCATAAGTCTGTTATTTATTATTTTGTTGAGGTTATTGTAAATTTGGAATTCGAGGTTTTGTATTGGTGCGAATTCCAGGTTGAGATATAAAAATAAAGGTGCATCTGTTTTTTTCCAACCCAATTCATTAATTATTTTCAAACAATTCCCAAAATTTAAATATTGCTCATTCTCCTTACTATTGGGCAAAAATGATAATTGTCCATCTATTACATTCCCCACAATTATTTCAGAATCACTTGATCCTGCTACAGTTCCCTTGTAAAAAATATCTAAATTTATTGCACGAGCACCTGCAAGGAGGACGTGTTTAAGTGCGTTATAACTGACGATATCTTTGGTATTTCCGCAGGGTAGGTAGGATTTGTGGGAGGCGGCGTAGAAATAGTCTCGTAATCCGTGGTATTTTTCTTTTTTGAAGTATTTGTTAAAGTATTTTCCATCATTTTCAAGAGGTTCTTGATTAATTGGGGAATAATTGTCATAAACTGCTAAACATTTTTGTCCACGATTTAAATATATGCTATTTTTGTGTAAAGTTAAAAGTCGTAAATAGGAGAAAATTGCAATTAGAACAAGAATTAATATGAGAGCAATAATAAAAATAATGTATATGGAATCAATAAAAAAAATAGAAATTTTATTAAATATTGTCATATTTAATATAACTAAGAAAAATAATCGGATATTTTTTTATTATTTCCATCGTTTTTATTTTCGGAAATTTTTGGTAAATATTCTTTAAGAAAGTCCATCTTCCTTTCCACCTTATTTTCCTTATATATTTTATCATTCACCTTTACATTTGCATCCTTCACATTGTTATAAAAATTATATAATTCCAAATATTTTTCATCATTATCTGAATCTTTCTGGACATTTTTATAAAATTGGTTTGCATTTAAATTAGAGAAAATTTCCAGTTTTGATATTTTCCTTTCAATATTTATTTTATGAGGATAATTTGCAATTAATAATGCGATTGCAAGTATTCCAGCTCTTTCTTTTATTTTATTTCTAGAATAATTATCATAAAAAAGACTGGTTAATGATTCAATAAGATTTTTATTTGCAAATTTATTTTTTTCGCATCGCTGCCAGAGGAAGTCCCATAAAAAAAATTCCCATCCAGTTTTGAATTGATCTTTTATTTTAAGAAGAGGTGGATAATTTGATTTGAAAAAATTTTCTCGCATTCTTAGTTTTTTTTCTAATTTTTCAACTTTGTAACACCAATTAATCCAATATAACAACTTCGCTAAAGTTTGTTCATTTATATATCTCTTCACCTTTGCAGTTAATTCATCAACCATCATTCCTCCCCAATATAATATTTCTCTTAATCCTCTTGATAATTTATCTGAAACATTAATGTGATTACTATCCATTATGGGAACTACTTTTTCAACATTTGAATGAACTAGGTATATTTCTTGTTGATAGCATTTTGGTTCAATTTTAATTTGAAAAATAGTAAGGTTTTCGTTGAGAAAATTGGAAAAAATTGAACAATAAATATTTCTAATTTCATTTGAATTGATTAATGCATTTTTTTGTTGTCCTTTTGGAATCGTTTTTTTTATATATTCAATTTTGTTAAAGAATTGATCAATAAAAAATGCTTGGTTAAAGGAATTAAGAATAAGATAATTTGAGAAGAATTTTATGATGAAGTTATTTAAATCGGGGAAATAACTGGAGCAATGTAATTCGGCAGTTAAGGCCATCACATTTTCATTATTTTTTTCCAAAATATTTTTTTCAAGATATGGTAGAAGTTGACTTCTTTTATATCCTGAATAGCTCATTTTACCACAGTTTTTATAACATATTCCATAAGGGATCATTACATCCATTAAAAATTATAAATAAAATAAATTTGTAAAAAAAATCTTATAATTTAATAATGAATTGTGCTCCTGGAAGAAATAAAAATGATAAAACCTGTTATTCTAAAGAACAATTAATAAGAATGGCCCAAGCATTGAACAAAAATAATAAATCAAAAATAAATATTAATAAAACTAAGAATGAAATATGGGAAAACATTAGAGAACATTTATTTGATGAATGTACATATGAGTGGTGTTGGTTGGATAATACAGCAATAAAAAAATTAAATGATCGTGAGTTGAAAGATTTTACATTTAAGCCGGCGATGCCGAATGAGTGGAAGAAGAATAAATATGCTTGGTTAACAACAACTGATATTTATAAAGTTATGCAGCAATATGAAAAACTTTATCCAAATTTTAGATTTTTTGGACCAGTTCCTGTTGATTGTCCGAAAGATATTTATTGTGAATTGACGGATATTGATTTAAAGAAATTAAAATCAAGGGGAGTGGATTATATAGGAGTAATTTTTAATTTAGACAAACATAACGAGAGTGGTAGTCATTGGGTTGGTTTATTTGCCAATATTCCGGAACGCATTGTGTCATATTATGATTCTACTGCATATCCTCCACCGGATTATATAAAATATTTTATGTCGATGTTGGTGAGGAGTATGAAGACGATTAATGAGGAGAATATAGAGGTAAATTACAATCAGAAAAAGCATCAGTTTGGGGGAAGTGAATGTGGTATATATTCGATGAATTTTTTGATAGAGAGTTTGAAGGGGAAGAAGATGGTGGATTTCCAGAAGAAAAAGATTAATGATTTTTCAGTGAATATATTAAGAAATTATCTTTACCGTCCAACCAAAAATTAGAAAAATTGTTTTTTTTAATTAAAAATAATATTAAAAAAAATACAATGATGAATTTATTGTTTCCTTTTAACAAATTAATAGATTATGGAATAAGAAATGGAATAGATAAAGATTTAACAGAGGATGAAATAGTAAATAATATTATGGATAAAATTGGTAGGGAGGATAGCACAACTCAACAAGAAACAATTTCTGATTCTCCAAAAAAATGGAAAAGTGAAGATGAAGAACAAATTATAAGAAAAATATATAATAAATATAATATTTCCCGAGAAATAAAAAAAAATGAACCAATTGATTTAGTTTATATTTTTATAAATTACAGTGAAAAAGAATACACTAACTCCATTAATAAAGAGTTAAAAGAAAGAAAAGGAATTTCATCACAAATTTTCGATGACAAAACACAGAAATTATATACAAACTTACTTGATCCAAAAAGGAAAATATTGTATGATTTTTTTATAAATATAGAGATGACAAGAAGTAGTTGTTCATTTATAAGGAATGTATTTATAATTACTCCAACTCCGCATTTGTTGAATGAATATTATAGCAATGATAAACAAGTTGTTATTCTTTCATTTGATGAATTATATGGGGATGATATTTTTGGTAAGTTATATTTCAGGCCCAATAATTTGATATTTAAATTGAATAAAATAAAGGAGTTATCGCAGGTTTATTTATTTGCTTGTTCTGATTCGTTGGTATGTGATAATTTGAGGAGGGATTATTTTTTTAGAAATGGTATTCCCCTTGCATTTTTAAGAAGGAAGAAATTTAATAATAATGAGCAAAATTTAAAAGAAATGGAAGAATATGAGGCAAATGTTAGATTTGCAAAAAAATACCGTATGATTCCAAATTTGGCAAATTCTAATCAATTAACTATAATTAGAAAAGATGTTGTCGAATTAACAAAAAAAATTTTTAATCTAGAAAATCTGGATAATGAAATAATCGATTTTTTACTGTTGCAATCATTCACAGGGAATTTTTTAAATTTATATGAGTTAGAATTAAACATCGACGGAAACGGGTTTTATCGCGCTAATATAAATAATCCACACGAAAAATTTAATTTAATTAAACATAAAAAATGCAAATTTTTCAACTTAAACTATGTTAAAAATATTTATTTATTCTATTATATCCATTCATTCTTATATAATCGAGGATCCATAGAGCAAATAAAAAATGTTTTTTTGGTTGGAGATATTAATGAATTACGTTATGATATACCAATACTTGAAAAACAAATAAAGGGACTAAAAGTTATTGATTCGAATTCACTTAAAAATCAACCTGGAAAATTTGGCGAATATTTATATGTGATTTTGACTGATAAAATTGAAAAAGATAATAAAAAATATGAGGAATATGATAATATTGTGATGGAAATAAGGAAGAGTATGTGGATGGAATATGTGGTGGATATATTATTTTTTCTGAATGGGGAGACGAGTGGAAAGGTAATGAATGAGGAAAAATATAAGGATGAAAATTTTAAGATTACTTTTCCGAGGAGGATGATGTCATTTTTTGAGGATAGATTTAATATACCATTTATAAAAATATTAAATATGAAACATACAACAGAAGATGATTTAGGTGTAAAAACAGCAAAAATACATTTCAAAAAAAAGTAAAAAAATGATTTAAAAAGGTTTTATTGTTAAGGTTGTTAATAATAATGAGTTTACTGCAGAAAGCAAAAGAATTGGCGCAACAGCGTGAGCTAGAGAAGATTGAAGAAGAGAAACGGAAATTGGAGGCTGATGAATTATTGAAGCAAATTGTTTTGGAGAAAAACGAGTCAGAGAATGAGGAGGAGGAAGATGAAGAAGTTTTGGAAATACCAATTATTGATAATGAATTTAATTTTTACAAGAAGAGGTGGGTTTTAGCGCCACATATGGAAGAAATTTTGGATGGCAATTTGGGATTAATTCCATTGGAATGTTTATTGACTCATTATATTTTGAGATGGGGCAATTTATGTTTTTATGTTGTTTTAGAAAACCCTGAATCGGGTGATGAATTTGATATTTATGAATTTGAGTGGGTTGGAGACGATGTTGGAGAAAAACGTGACGTTCATGGTGAAGAAGTTGAAATTGAACCAGACTTTAAATTATACGAATCCAGTGCAAAATCCAAAGAAATTGCCCATTTCCTTGCCAAAAAAATATCAGAAGGTTTCCAGATTTTTATTGAGGAAAGAAAGGAATTCGAACCTGAATTTCAGTCTGAAGTTCCAAGGGAAGAACCTGAAAGGAATATTATGGATGAACTTGATTAAATTTTGTCTTCAGTGGCTTAAAAAAATTGTATCTTATTATAAATAGAATGTCATATTTAAATCAAGAGAATGTTTTTTCAGTTGCATCGACCATTTACGGTGAAGTAAAAAAGAGATATGGTTTGAATGTAGAAGGATATTATTTAGATGACATCCAAAATGTAATGTCGAAATTATGGGAAAAAAATAAGGACAAGCCTTTAAAGGGCAATCAAACTTTTAAAAATTTGCAGAATGCATTGAATAAGAAGTCGGTGGAGTTAATTTTACCACAGGTGATTAATAATATAGAGGCGGGATATTTGAATAAGACGCAGAATAGTTTATTTTTAAATCAGGATGATACGAGGCAGTATGCGCAGGCTCAGCAGCAATTTCAGATGCCTCAGAATACTATGAATCGACAGGAACAGAGGGTAAGGAATGTGGAGAGTGGACAGGATTCGAGATTTGAGGAGGATCCCCAGGATGCGTTTGAGAGGTTGAGACGTGAGAGGGAGCAGGAGGGAAATTTGGCTCCAGTTTTGCAGGATCAGCGAAATGTATATTCAAATAATAGTTATCAGAATAGGCAGCCAACTTATGATAATCAGTTGCCGATGACTCCTCAGGTGAGAAAGGAGGTTGAACCGGATGCGGGTGCGGAAAGGTTTGTTAATGGGCAGCCGGTATATGGAAATGATAGACAGACTCGTGTGAAGGATGTGGGACCGACGAATGCTCCTGGATTTTTTAATAGGAATAATCCTTTGGGATCGATTGAGGATAAATTTAGTGAGCCGACTGGACCTTCATTAGATACATTTTTTACGAATGCACAGGATTTGAGAGGAATACAGAATCCAAACCAGGCCCCAGTTTTGCCGGGGACTAATCAAAATACGACGAGGGAGGCGGAAAATATGGATGTTGAAGATAAATTTGCGAAATTAAAGACTGAGTATTTGCAGGATGGTAAGTTAAACCGTCCGAAAGATACGAGTAATAATATTGAGGATGTTATTGGAAAGCGTGTGAAGAATAATAAACAATTTACGGAGCATTTGGAGAATCGTGGAGAAAATAAGGAGGTGAAGGAGGCGGAAAAGAAGATGAGGGAGATGGCGATGGATAAGACAACGAAGGAAACTTTTGTTATTAAATATCCGGAAAATGAGTATCAAGAAGCATCTACCAAAATTCGAGATGATGATTTGATGTTAAATAATCAATTGAGTAATAATGCTATTTTGAATTATCCTTTGATTAGACCACAACCACAGAATTATCAGACGAGGAAATATTATATTACGGTTGATAGTTTGCAGAGGGATTTGGAGGCATATCCTGATCCAGCATTTTTTCAGGTAAGATTTGAACAACCAGGAAATACGATAGAGATTCCTTCATATGTTAATGAGAGGGGAGTTGTTATCTATAAAAAACCAATAATTGTTGAAAATGTTGGAGCAAATGGTGCAACAATCGAAAGTATGTACCAAAATGTTGTTGAATTGAAATGTACAGATGCTCAAATTCCATTGGAGAAGCCCTATATTGGAGGATTAACACCTTATGTTTTTAATGGGCCTCAAGTTGATTTGAATAAAGCTCCTCCATATCCTCCCAATCAATTCTCTTCTTATCCATATGGCCCTGTTTATCAATTTAATTATGGTATCTATCAAGATGTTTATGACGAACCGTATTATTTTTTGATTGTGGAGGAAATTGATGGTGCATATGATGGTACGACAGATGCATCTAGGAGGGCGGTGGCGAAGTTGACTTTTGATAAGTTGGTGGGAATTACGAGACAGTTTGTTGGTTTGAAGACAGCGGCTTATGAAGGAAAGGTTTTTTATCCAACGACATTGGCTAAATTATCGCAGATGACTTTGTCAATGAAAACGCGTTTTGATTCTTTGTTGAATGTTGGAGTTGATAAGGTATATATTCAGTCGATAGAGAGGGGTGATGAGGTGACAGAGGGTAGATATTGTTTTTTACCGGTTGGATCACATTTGACTAAAATAACAATTGTATCGGATGATCCGGAGTATAAACAATTGATTTGTTCAACTGGAGTAAGGCCGGGAGATAGATTAATTTTTTATAGTATATTTAATTGTGATATTTTGCAGACATATAATAAGTTGAATCCTGATATTTATATTAATTTTGATAAGTTTCCTTTGGTATATTTTTATATGGTTTATGATTCGAAGGAGGGTAAGTTGGAGAAGAAATTGGATGTTAGGCCATTCCTTAAGGTTGGAGATTTGATTGTGATTAATGGTAAATTTTATTTAGAAATTTTGCAGATAGATACAAATGGAATTTACTTGAAGTTATCGCCGAGAACTGATTTTGATCCGAAGGTTTTAGTAACACAGAAGGGATTTATTATTAGACAGAAGAGGGGATATACAAATCCGGATCCATTATGTATTACGTCTAAGAGTGGACAGAGAGTAGGTGGAAAATTGGATGAACCATTAACATTTCAGTTGTTATATCCATTTGAACAGATACCAGAATTTTTGAAATCACCTCCATTTGGGTGGTATAGACCGAAGGAGGCATTTTATATTCATGGATTGAAACAGATTTCATATACTTTTGAGATTACCCAAGTTGAGCAAAATATGGATTCACTGGAATCTCGCATCGTCTCCTCTGTCTAATTTTATTTTTATTATTTGAAAAAATTATTTTCGAATAATACACTATAATGGCAGAAAGAACATTTAAAATTATTAAAATGAATAACCGCAACATTTCCAAAAGCAAACGCTATTCCTCCAACTCACCCCTCAACACCATCAAAAAAATTCTTCTTGATAAACTCCAAACCAAACCAAAAGAACATTTAACAATTGAAATACAAGAAGTCGGTAGAGATTCAGACAAAAAAATATATGGTCCCTATCACGGATATTTAAAAAAAGATAAAGACGAATACAAAGTTGTTGTCAAAAAAATAAAACAACGCGGAGGAATGAATCAGAATTATTTGTCAAGAATTGAAGAAAAAATAGAAAAATTAGAGGATGATATTATACGTAAGAAAGAACTTTATAATGCAGTTGAAAAAGGATCTGCCACACCTCAAGGAAATAAAAAAGAATTTTTAAGTTTTCTCAAAAAATATATTAAAGGGATAGAAGAAGAAAAAAAATTACTGCAAAAACATCTTCTAAAAATTGAAAAAATTAATAATGAAATACAAAATTTAAATATTAATGATCAAAATTATGCAGAAAATGCAAATAATTTATCAAGTGAGTTGAATGAACTGATAAATGAATTACAAGAAAATGAAGAAAATATGCAGAATGATTTGCAGAATTTAATTTTGGGACAAAATAATAATAGAGAATATATGGAAAATTTAATGAGATCAATGGGAAAATAATTTATTTAATTTTTTGTTGGATTTCTACTTCTTGGGTGATTTTGGTTTTATTAAATTCAGGATCTTCAAAAATACGTTTCAATAATTTTTCAATATTTTCATCAGAACCTCTCTCTGCAGGTGTGCATAATTTGTTGATTGCGGCTTTGATGCGAGATCTCAAGGACTTTTCCTTTTCTTCGTAGGTGGTGTTAACTAAAGTTACAATCTCTTCGTGTGTTAATTTTTCTTTTTTCTTGGCTTCACACTCTTCGTTGTAAATTTTTTTAACAAATTTATAAATGACTTGTTCGGCAACATCTTCGGGTTTCATATTATTTTTGTATAGTAAAAATAATTGGATATTTTACGAAAAAAATATTTTATATTTTTATAATATATGCCAGAACACGATTTTAAAGAAAGTCTTGCTCCTAGATGCCCTCAAGGATATATTTTACGCGATAGTTACACCACTAAAAACGGCACTTATGTTCCAGCCCGCTGCATCGTCAAACGTGGTATTTATCCAGGTAAAGCAGAGGTTGTTGATCGTCGTATTATTAGAGATGTTGCCAGACGTGAAAAGAGAGCTTTAAAGGATATTAAGGATATGTGTGAGGAAGAAGGATGCAAAATCCCTACAAGCTGCCCTAAAGGCCAAATA